GCGGAATGGAGCGTGCCACGTCTGACCGATGCGCATGACCCCGAACTCTGGTACGAGACAAATCCCTCCCTCGGTACGATTCTGACCGAAAGAACCGTCCGCTCGGAGCTGGGTGACGATCAGGTCGATGATAATATTCAGCGCCTCGGTTTGTGGCTCACTTATTCGCAGAAATCCGCCATTTCGGAAAAGGAATGGCTGTGGTACAAGGCGGAAACGCCCCCGGAGCTTGCAAGCCCTGTGCATGTGTTTTATGGCGTGAAATTCCGGCAGGAAACTGTTTCCCTTTCCGCTGCTGCGAAAACGACGGACGGAAAAGTTTTTGTAGAATCCATCGACTGCCGCAGCGTGCGGGACGGCACCGGCTGGATCATCGAATTCCTGCGGTCGCCCTCCGCGCAGAAAGTCGTCATTGACGGCGCGGCAGGTGCGCCGATCCTCATGGAAGATATGAAAAATGCGGAAGTCAAATGCAAGCCGGTGCTGCCGAAGGTCGCGGAGGTCATCACGGCGAACTCACTCTTTGAAACGAATCTGTTCGACGGGAAGATCACCCATATGGGGCAGCCCTCTCTGACGCAGATCGTCTCCAACAGCGAGCATCGCAGCATTGGCACTTCCGGCGGCTTCGGCTATACCTCACTGCTCGAACAGGCGGACGCGGGTCTTCTCGAATCCGTGACCCTTGCACACTGGGCGGCGGCATTGGAGAAGCCGAAGAAGCATGTGCAGATCGTGGGGTATTGAATTCATATTTTAAATCAGAGGTGAACTATGGAACAGGAAACTTTGGATAAAATCAATGCTCTGACCCGCCGGGAATTCAAGGCGGAGGAGCTTTACACGTTTCCGGTCGTGCTGTGCCACAACGATATTGACCGGGACGGAGAACGCTTTTCCGACAATGCACTTGACGACATGGCAAGGCTTTTCGTTGGGAAAACGGGTATCTTTGACCATAATCCCACCGCCGACAATCAGTCAGCGCGGATCTACGACACCGAGGTTATCGACGATGCGGAACGTAAGACCGCATGGGGCGGTGCGTATCGGTATCTGAAAGGCTTTGCCTACATGGTCAGAACCGATGCAAACGCCGACCTCATTACAGAGATCGACGCGGGCATCAAGAAGGAGGTCAGCGTTTCGTGCAGCGCCTTGCACCGTACCTGCTCGGTCTGCGGGCAGGAGCTGAGCAAGGGCGAATGCGGGCATAAACGCGGCGAGATCTATGACGGAAAGCTCTGCCATACTGTACTGGACGGCATCACGGACGCTTATGAATGGAGTTTCGTTGCCGTTCCTGCACAGGTCGGCGCGGGCGTTACCAAAAGCTATCACGAAAAAGGAGGAAACACGATGGAACAGGATTTCACACCCATCACCACCAAGGCGGACTTTGACGCTGCCGTGCAGCCGCTCATTGATGCGGCAGTCGCTGCAAAGGCAGCGGAATTCGAGGGCTTCATCCCGCCGGAGGCGCATCAGCAGGCGCTTGATGCGCTCGCCGCAGAACAGAAATCCGCCCTCCGCAAGGCGTACTGTGAAAAGGCGGCGCTCATGACCGGGCTGCCGGATCCCCTTGCGTCGCGTCTTACCGGCGACACCGAGGAGGACATCCTGAAGGACGCACAGATGCTCTCTGCTGCTACAAAATCCGGTTTTGCCACCCCGCATTTTGATGCATCGGGCACCCCGATGGACGGCGTAGAGAAGGCATTTTTCGAGAAGAATCCCGAACTGAAAAAATAAGGAGGAATTATTTATGCCTACGACGAATCATACTTCCCAGCAGCGCTATTCCGAGCTTGTTCTGGCAAAGGTACGCGCCCTGCTCGTGCTGGCTGACGGCTTCGTGTTCAACAACGACTATGAGGGCGACCCGACTGCCGATGCTGTCCGCATCCCCGTCCGTGATGACGAGGTCACGGTCTCCGATTACGACCGCGCCAACGGCATCAGCGTGTCCCACGGATCCACCACCTATACCACCATGCTCATTGACAAGGACAAGGCGGTCAACGAACTGATCGACCGCTTTGATGCGGAAACGGTGCCGGACAATCTGGTTGCCGACAGACTGGAAAGCGCTGCCTACTCCCTCGCCCGCCAGATCGACACGGACGGCGCAACCACCCTGCTTGCCGGTGCGACCGTCAAAAACGTGGAACAGCTCACCGCGCAGAACATTTACAGCGTGATCGTCGGCATCCGTACCGACATGAGCAAGGCGAATATCCCCGACGACGGCAAGCGTTACCTGCTTGTTATGCCTGAAACAGCGGCGCTTCTGCTCCAGTGCCCCGAATTCATCCGCTCCACTGCACTCGGTGATGCCACTGTGGAAAACGGCGTGATCGGCAAGATCGCGGGCTTTAAGGCCAAGGAATGGAACGACTCCACCGCAAATCTCACCATGGTTGCAGGTCACCCGAAATTTGCGACTCGTGCCAGTGAATGGGCGGTCGGTGTCCATGTGCAGAATCTGGATCAGTCCGGAAAGTATATCGGCGCTTGTGCGGTGCAGGGTCGTCATGTGTACGGGCATAAGGTGCTGCGCAGCATTGCCATCCGCGCCGTCTATGCGCCCGGTTCCCTGACCGTAACCCTCGCGCCGGGTGCGACATCCGGCACAACTGTGGCAACTGTGACCGCAGGCAATACCGGCACAACTTACGCCTACAAGCTGAATCCGGCAAGCCGCGCGGCATTTGACATGACATCGGCGGCTTACGGCGGCACTTCCCTGGCCGCCGGCACCACCGAGATCGCGGTCAAGGAGGGAGACATCATCGAGATCGTCAACCTCAGCTCCGGCAAGGTCAAGGCGGTCGCTTACATGACCGTTAAGGCTTCCGACATCAAGGCGTAATGGGCGCGTTGTATGCGACCCCGGCGGACATCCGTGCAGTCGGGCATCCGCTGACAGCAGCACAGGAGGAGACGGCAGCGGTGCTCATTGAGCAAGCCTGCGCCCGTCTCCGGCGGGCTGCCAGACGGTGCGGGAAGGACGTTGACGCGCTGATCGGCGACGAAGTGACCGGTGAGGACTTTGCCCTTGCGGTCAGGTCGGTGGTCGTGCAGATGGTCTGCCGGGCGCTCGACAGCGCATCGAACGGCAATTCCGGGTTGCTTACCCAGGGCAGCCAGACCCTCGGCGCGTATTCCGTGCAGCAGACATTTTTCAATCCCGGTCAGAGCCTATATTTTCTGCGGAACGAGCTGAAAGAGCTTGGTCTGTATCAGGGGCAGACGTTCGGGGCAATGGAACTGTGGGCAGGTGATGGCGATGTTCACGAATAAACCGGCTTGTACAATCTGGGAGAAAACCATTGTCAATCACGCGCCTGCCTACATCCGGCACGAAACAGGCGCTGTCTATTGGCAGGATACCCGCGGACAGTCCGTGCAGGCGTGTGACGCAAGAGCGCCTGCGGATGAGGCCTTTCTGGCAATACCGGCGGACTCGGTCGGCGATTACACCCCGAAAAAAGATGACAGGATCCTGCCCGGTTCCGTTCCGGATGCGTCCCCGCCGAAAACGGCTCTCACGGTCATGCAGGTCAAGGATTTTCTGTACGCCGCGCCGATGATGCAGCATCTGGAGGTGAGCCTTGCATGATACAATTCCAGGGGCTTTCACTGGACACGCTGAAACGGCAGAAGCAGCTTGCAAAGGCTCAGGATGCCATTGACAAGAAGGTCATTGAGCTTTTAGAGGATTACACGCCGGTCGCCATGAAGGGCGGATTTACAAAGGCAAGCCCCCGAAAATGGGTGTATTTCAGAAATAAGGGCAAAATGAGCAAGTCCCACAGGCAGGAAAAGCCCGGTGTTATCATCAACCCCGAACCCAGAGCGCGGCGGGAATACTACACAAACAAGGGAATTTCCGGTCCCAATCGCGGGAAATTATGGCTCGACCGGATGAAAGCCGACAAGATCGGCGAAGTGCAGAAAGCAGCAGCGGAAGAGCTGAAATGAGGAGCGTGAGGAAATTTGACTTTGATCGAAGCCGTCCGGAATTATTTCCTGACCTATCCGGGAATTTCAGAAGGGGATGCGGCGCTGCATGTGGATTTCCTCGGCGTGGACGGGGAGAATTACACCATCGAGCCGGTTCCCTCTGATCCGGTTTACCGCCGGTATACGGACGGGGGCTGTCTCAGACAGTATCTGTTTGTGTTCGCGTCGCGGGAATGTTATTCCCCCGATGTGGAACAGTGTGTGGAAAATCAGGCGTTCTACGAGGACTTCGGGCGCTGGATCTACAGCCAGAACCGCGCCGGGATACTCCCGGAACCCGGCGGGCATATCCGCCCCGTAAGCATCGAGGTGCTGACCGGCGGTTATGTTTTTTCTGAGGATGCGGAAACTGCACGGTATCAGATGCAGCTGCGCTATATTTACGAGGAGGTTTGATTTATGGAACGACATAAGAAACTTGTGTTTTACGGCGTGCCTTCGACGGGTCAGGGCGGGTATGTTTACACGCGGATGCGCTACTTTACAAGCCTGACCAAAAACGCCAATCCCATCGAGCACAACCGGAAATATGTGGACGAGGCAACCCAGCGCAATGACGTGATGGGCTATGATACGTCCTATGCCTATACGTTCGACGACACTGCGGGGGACCCTGTGCTGAACGATATTATCAATATCACCACAAAAGAACTCACCGGCTCG